GTGGTGTTGTCGTGCGTAATCGATCATGGTGCTCATTGTTTGGTCTCGTTTATGGGTGGGTACGGCTCACTATCATGATGTCTATCCGTATTCGTTTTGTCCACACGCAGCATACGAGGAGGGCTCTACGGCCCTCTCCTAGGATACGTGCACTTAACGAGGTATCTTTTTCCAGGTACTAAATGAAGGTATGAATACCTCTCCCCTAAACGACTGCATCGCCACTCGCGTGTCGTCCAAGACAAAGCGTAAGGATAATGAGGATGTCATTCAGTCGACTTCGTTTCACTCGTCTTCTTCATTCCACTCTTTTTCTTCCTAACATGATGCAGCTGCATAGAAATTTACTTTTAGTAAGGAAATCATAGACTTAGCAGCATAGAGGATATTTCTAGCGAATATCCTAACACATCCATGATCCCGGTAGGGAAAGATATCAACCTCCACACCTACTACGTTACACTCCGTAGTCAGCGTGTACGTGGTGCGCGGGCGCCCGCGCGCGAAGCAATACCATCTATGCGGATGGTATGTCAGAAAATAGACACAGGGATGATCTTGTGCACTAACCCACACCAAACGACAAAGGACATACCCATGACAGACTCCACCGCCCCAGAAGTCGGCACCGAATACCCCGCACCTAAGCCCACACAAAGTGTGGTGGGCTACGAGACGCTGTGCGAGGTGCTCGAAGCCAATGACAAACTGTTGCTGGTCGCCACCGGCTTCCATGTGGACGCTGAAAAAGTCAAAGAGTTCAACCTACCTGAATTGATCACCCGTGACGACAACGTGTTTGACCTGTACGAGTTGGACATGGACGCGGACACAGCGTTCGACGAGCTGTTCCAGAAGAACATCATGAGCATCCGTGAAATGGGGATGTGGCAGCTGATGTACCTGGTGGACCCGGGGCGCACCATCACCTCTATGGTGTTCCCTTACGGCCAGACCATGCCCGATCAAAGCATGTCCACCACGTACAACATTCTCAACTACGGCATCGCCACCCTGATCCGTGACGAAGCGCTGGACATCGAGCAGAACTCCAAAGACGGCTTGTCTGAGAACTTCCCGGTGCTTAAAGACGTGTTTGACATCTGTCAAACACAATACCGGTTGGTGTTTGATCACAAGAAAACCACCTTCACGGTATTGAACGTCGATACCTTTACCCCACTGCCGATCAAAGACGTGGTGTGCGTCGTCGATGCGATCACTCAGACCAAACTGATGATCGACCCACGTCGTGCGGTGGACTTTATACCACTGGGCAGTTTGTCTGAGATGCCGTATCTTCGCATTGGTAAAGGTCTGCTGCTGCCACCCTTGAGCGACAAGACCAGTGAAGTGGGACGCCACTACTGCTACGTCGCCGAGGGCGATGAATCTCATCTGCTGATGGATCTGGTGACCGGCCTTACGCTGATGGTTGAAACCAGCGCATTGAAAGAGATGATGTGGGTGGAGTTTGACAAAGCACTCGATGACGACACCGCTACCCCAGCCAAGTAACCCCAACCCGGGTGAGGTCCACTCACCCAACCCTAAAAAAGGACAACCCACTATGACCGACCTTACCGGCCTGTTAGACGACCGCAGCATACTTGATCTAGCTGAACAAGGCATGATTGTGCCCTACGTAGACACACTTGTCCGTGACGGTGTGATCAGCTATGGCCCCAGCAGTTACGGCTACGACGTCCGCTTAGGGACTATGTTTAAAATAGCCAGCCCATTTCATTTGGCCAGCAGCAACGTCATTGATCCTAAGGCCGTAGACGACGATCATTTCACTTCGGTGGATATGTCTGACCACGCGGGCCCCATCATGGTGCCTGCTCATGGGTTTATTTTGGGGCACAGTTTAGAAGTGTTTGACATTCCGAGTGATGTGTTTGTCATTGCGTTGGGTAAGTCAACGTACGCCCGCTCAGGATTATCGATAAACGTAACGCCGATTGAGCCCGGGTTCCGGGGTCAGGTGGTGTTGGAAATATCCAACCACACTCCTAAGCCGGTGTTGTTGTACCCCAACGAAGGTATCTCACAGTTTGTCTTTATCCGAGGCAGCCGTCCTTGTGAAACGGACTACGAAAAACGTGGAGGCAAATACCAAGACCAACGGGGGGTCACTCATGGCAAAGTCTAATGCCCTCCCCATCACGGAGCTTATCACGGACTTATCCGATGACCGCGCAGCGTGGCCACTCATAGTAGAAGCTTTCTTTAAAGCCGCGCATGCGGTCGTAACGAATCGATACCGCTGGATCACCCGCATGAACCGAGACAAAACCGTCAAGGATCATGTTTTGGAAGATCAAGGTGAGTTTCTGTTGGTGTCGTGCCGATACGGTCCGGATATGTACGTTCGAGCTGGGGTAAAAGACTTGATAGACCGTCAGGCTGCCTGTCTGATCTACGGACTGATACAAGAGGCCCGGTGGAGCCACCCCAAACTCAAACAGGTCCTGGTGCGTATAGGGGACCGCACGGTCCCCCTAGAGGCCATGGTTCGCAACGAGTCCCATAGGCACTCTTTCTGTGCGTCAGAGGTGGTCGACATCACCACACACGCACAGGCGGAAGCCAGTTGGTACTTAGCCAAAGAAGAGCGCCGCAAACTGCTGGTTGGCATGAGTTTACCCAGGGCGTGTCGATCTAAGGGTGTTGCAGATTCGCTTGACATTTTGTGTCGAGGTGACATGCTGTGGGCCGCTCAAGATGGGGACGTGTTTAAAGCCTATTTGCTTGACGCTATAACAGGAAAGATGGTCACTGTGCGATATTACCCCGACACGGGTATGGTTCATCGGGGTCAGGTCACTCGCCCACCCAAGTTTCTAAACCCCGTTGCGGTGGTGATGTACAAGAAGCACCTACAAACTCTGACTGAGTCCGAGGGGAAGACAGGTCGTGAGTGGGCACTGGGCGCCTTGTGTGAGTATTACAAAGAACACATGCACGCTATTACGGGCAGCCTGTTAAACATCGAGGAGTGAGATGTGAGGCGGAGATCCCGCCTCACTTTATGACCTCAAAGACCCCATCACTGGATACTTGCCATGGCCAACACTTTAAAAGACGTTTTTAGGAAATACACCTCTGACGTCAAAATTACCCCCGCATTGATTCAAGAGCTGCGTGTGTTTGAAAGTCAGTTCGTGAATAAGAACGAAGACCACATTGCGTATTTTGGTGGGAATCTTTTAGGCGTCCATCCGATGCGTTTTAAACAAACTGATTACAACGCCTGGTTTGATGTGGTGTTGGTCATTGACGATATGGCCCTGCAAGAAGACATTTTTAACTTACCCGCAATTACTCGCACGCATAAAGTAGGCCCTAACGTATTCAACCAGTCTTGTGTGTGGTTGATTCACGCCATCCGCACATCGAGTTTAACCGACGCACTTAAACGCGAAGGCGAACTTTTGGTTGCATTGATCTTTCAGTACCGGCTGATGGGCAGCATTCTTAGTCGATTCTTCCCGTACCCGGCGGATGAGGCTATCGCCCAAGCCACGTACAAAGCGTTATCCCGTAAGTTTACCTTAAAAGAACACGGCAGTTGGAAGAAGTTGTTTGTGGCTCGGGCCGAAGAGTTGTTGTCTGAACGCTCTATTCACACCAAGGCGTTTTTAACGCACGAGCCGGATGACAAAGTCCTCTATGCCATCAGTGATATACACACCCGACTCAAGCAACTCGTTAAAGACATGAACGACGTGTTTTACCGCATACGCGCCTCTGAGTCTCGTGTATCGTCCGGCGGTATGGTGGGCGAACAAGACGGAGAGAAGCTCATACGCGATGTGATCAACAAAGAACGCGACTACATCCGCTACATACACACCACGATTGAAACCAAAACGTCGTTCATTAAAGACGATCTGGTGGAAACCACCTTGGAGTTGATGCACACCACCTCAGAGAAACACCTTCGGGACTCCTTACTGTACATGATCAACAACTACAACGGACGGATGGCGAAAGACATCCAGATGCTGACGCAGGAACTGGTGGTGTATTCCATGGACTACGTCCAGACACACCGTGACACAATCCCCAATCCCAAAGATTTCCAATCGGTGGTATTGCGTTTACGAGGCGTGTTCATGGCCTCTAAAAACAACGAGGAGTCGATCCAAAAGATCCGACAGACCGCGGAGAAGATCGTGCGTCTGGCCACGGGTACCCGTAATCCTAACACACTGTCAGCCGCTCGTACGGGGCTGCTGATCTACTTGTTACTGCGCACCCTAGCCAAAGACTACTACGGATAGCATATACCCCTGTGAGCCCCCTGAGGAGCTCACAGGGTACTTATGCCGTTATCGTCGACCCAGTCTCATGGCTTTTCGTTTGTTTTCCCGATCCATTGAGGCCTGTTCGATCATGGCGTCGATGGACAGGTAGTCCTCATCGCTTTCGATCAGTTTTGACGACAGGCGGTAGATCTTACTTTCCAGTCTGGATATTTTAAACACATCGAACGTATTGCGCAGCTCCTCCCAGATGGCGCCCATTTCCTCTTGCAGTTGTTCTTGCTCAAAATCGTGCAACTGCTCCTTCAAAGGCATGTCCTCACGTTTTTTATAGGCTGAGGTTTTAATGGTCAATGGGTCAATGCCATAGAACTTCAAGTTCTTAGCGTGAGTTACAAACCATTCCGACATGAGTACCGAAACCACCATGTCGTCGTGCCCGGTTTCACTGTGATCAATCCGTCCATCGCGTATCACCAGACCCAACAACTCTTGTATCAGTGTTTTGTCATACACCATGCCCGCCGCTTTGGCTGTGTAAGACCCCAGTACAACGCTGTACAGCAATTTACGGCTGTCGCCTGTGGTGTTAAAGCCAAAGTATTTCTTGTACTTGCTGTACACCTCAGGGTGGCGGCGGTTCATGGGCGTCAAGACCACGTCCTTATAATCCTGCGACGACTTAGGCGCCTCATCCACGATGCGGTTAAAGATCCGCCTAAACGGATCCTCACCCCGCTTAGGCAGCTCGATCAGCAACGTATCGATGATGTTTTGTGCAGACGACTTCTTCTCGATGACCATGGTGACGTTTTTGTACTCGCACAAAAACCACGCCAAAAACTTACCAAACCGATACAGATTGGTTTCGTTAATAGACATAGTCGCGATGGTTTCCATATTGACCACGGATGAGATGATGAATCCGATACCGTCTCGCCCTATGGCCTCTGAGGTATCCAACCCCAGCACGGTTTTGTTATCGCGCATGTACTCATCGATTGAGTTTTCCTCAAGGTACCACTTCAGGATGTAGTACTCCCGACAAATGTGGTTGTACGACGCATCCCTCTCAGAGTCCCTTATGACTTCGGCCAGCCGTGGGTCGATGGGATTTTCCTCACCCCCCGACTCCCAGATGTTAAAGAAGTCCATGTTAGCGCCGGAGCCGGTGGCGTTGTTTTCCGCCAGGGTCTTAGCCAACCACTCGTCAGACTTACCCAACTGGCGATGGTTGAACACCCCGTGGATCATCAGCTTACGACCCTTACCGTTGGTCAGTACCAGGTTGTGGAGTTGTTTCTCGTTTTCCGCGTCGTAGAACGACTCGGTCCAAGGGGCGGCTCGGTGAAAGAACTTGTACACGTACTTACCCACACGGGTGTCTTTGCGGCCTGCGGTGGTGGTGTAGAGGTTGCCGTAAGGGTTGTCGTACAAAGCGGCTTCTTCACGTGCAGCGTTACCCGCCGCCAGCGCCGCTGGCATGGTCACATCCAGCAAGGAGATAAACGCGGTCTCGTCGTATTGTTGTACCGGCATGGTGAACCCACGCCCGATATTGTTGGCGCCTATCTCGGATTTTTGACCCACCGCTGTTTTGTAATGATTCTGCAACGTTTCGTAAGAGAACTCGGATTGGTTGTCAACGTCCAATCGGTTTTTTGTATAAATGTACCCAGGCAGAAAATCCCTTACTCGTTTGATACGGTCGACGTTGGACCGACGCAAAGCGTCATCCTTAGTAAAGAGCCCCATCATGGTGTTAGACGAGAATACGTACATGAGACCCGCCATCAAACAGTCGGCGGTGACCGACTTACCTGTCTGACGGATTTGCACCAACGCGTAATCGATGTGATTAAAGAACGACCAATACAAGGAGATGTTGCCCCGATTGGCCCTGAGTGGAACGGGATTGGGCCCGGCTTGAGGCGGCACTCGCACAATCTCACGGAAAAAGTACCAGGGGTTAAACTGGGCCTCCATGCGGATCATGTTCTTAGTCTCAAAGGTCAGATGTGGGTCAAACGGATCCACGTGCTCCAGTTCGGGGTTAAGCAGCGCTAAATGAAACAGATGATTCTTTACTCCCATCTTTTTCAGCAGTACTGCAAACTCAACCCAAGATTTGTTCTTGGTGGTGTGGTGGACGACAGCGGTTGGGTAGGACAGCCAGTCTCTTTCGAACAATATAGTCATAGTTGGCCTCGCGGCATAATACTAGGGCAAGACGGCCTAAGCCGTCTCCACCCAGGTAACATTAGATGTGTTTAACCGACATGCCTGCCACGCCCAACATCAGGTCTTGACCGACCAGACGGTGAATGAACGTGATGAGCAAAGTCTCGCCCGGCTGATAGTCGTTGGGTACAATCATTTCTGCATCCCACTGACCAATGCCGTACTCAATAGCTGTGTTTTTGAACTGCACCCGGAAGTGCGTAGGCTCAGGTGCGTACGTCTCTACGTTTGCGTCGTACAATGGCTCCAAATTACGGTAGACTTTTGACAACCAGTTGGCCCGTGAGGTTTCCCCACTGTCCAACGTCATCCGCCAGTTACCTGCGTTCACAAACTCCATGTTTGCCTGCAGCCCCCATCCATACGGTGGGTTTTGCTCTGGAGAAAACTCCGACGTCCACAGTGTGCCAGTATCGGTACCAGGACCGATCAGGCTGATGCCGACGGTTTGCACGTGCTGATAGTCTCTGAGCGCCGGCATGGCGTCTTTCAAATTCAGCACGAATGACAGGTCCTGCACAACACCGTAACGGTTAGGGTTGAACGGGTTAGACTGTTGGGTAATGGTCACAAACGGTGTGACGTCACGGCAGATGTTGCGATCCAGATTGACCAACCAGTGCTTCAACTCGTACTGAGTGTTACCAGGATTCCACGATGGGTAGGTGAACAGCTTTACGGTGTGCGCCCCATCTACTTGGATAGATCGCACGATGTACGATCGCGCCACGTGAAACTCAGACCCCACCATTCCGGTGTAGTTGACTTCAGACGCCGATAGCGTGTATTTCAACACCACAGGAACGGTTTGATTGACCACCGTAGACACGTAGTTGTTCAACCCATCTACCCGCATCTTGGTGCCATCAATCGGCACCCGGACAACGCGCCCGTCCGAGTAAGTCACCACGCCTTCCATCGCCACGTTGGACAAAGGCAAGTTAATGGGCACGTGCAGCTCATCGGTGCCTGGGTCCAAATAAGGAGACTCCAGCTTAACATCGGTTACGTACAGCGCAGCCGCCTGCGATCGTCTCACGTAACCGGTACGCTCTGCCAGCAACGTGTTAATTGACAACACCGACCCTTCGTCATTAAAGACCACTGCGGTGAGTAGCTCGCCTGTGACCAGATCCGCTACGGTGTGACCGACCACGGGTACTTTGTACCCCAACGAAGCGCCCATGTCAGACATGACCGTTTCCATGGGTATGTTTTCGCCCAGAAGCTGACCGCCTTGATCATACATGCGAGACACCACGGTGCCCTGGGGTCCTATGTCAGCCCCACGAAAGATCTTGACTTCTCTCGCAGCTGTGCCGTGAATTTTAAGCCGTCCATCAAACGTCAGTGTGTGTGGAAACACATTTTCGTCCAGATAGATCCGAAACGATTCACTGACATGGCCGGGTCCTGCACCGGTCAAGACGTCTTCTCCGTCAACCCCGTTAACACTCGGGACTCGCCACGCCACCAGTTCAGATTCACCGGTAGTAACGTTGACGTTTATGACGCGTTTAAAGCCCGTTTGCAGATTGATCACCAGATCCCCAATGTTGGGGACGTAACCGTCGTGTCCGGGGTAATAGATCTCTTCTTCAGCCCACGTGCGGTACCCCCGATTAGGGTCCAGCTGGGCACTTGTAAAAGTCGGCATGGCATTAAGCTCCTACACGTAACAGTTCGTGCGTTTCGACGCGTTGTCCCAACATCAAATAGTTGGCTCGCACTAAGATGGTGTGTTGTACCCGTGAGACGATCACCGGCACGCCTTGACCGTGCGGATGTACCGCTGCGTGAGGATTTATCTCTACTCTTGCTGGATCGAACTCTAACAAGTGGCTGTACGGCTCTAAGGCGTTGTGCAGCCACACGTCCGTCACCTCCCCCACCGTCACGCCTGACGTGTCCAGTATACCGCTCAACATGTCATACAACACGGTACTCAAAAAAGGACTGATCAAGGTGTACTTGCTGGTAAACAGACTGGGTCCGGACATCGGCGGAGCAGGATACCGCTGTGTCATCCATGTGCCGATGCGCGTGTCCAGATCCCGAGAGGCTTGTTGGTATGCGTGTCGATCTCGTCCGTCCATAGGAGTGAGTGCCACTGGCGGCACACGCACAGAGTAAGGCCTGCCGCTGTTGACTGCAGCCCCTGTCAACACGCCGTCTTCCGCAAAATGAGACTCTTCGATGCGCTTTACCGCCCCGTTGATGACCAGACGATTAGCTCGATCATCACGCACTTGATATCGGTGATCATCAGACAGACGCCCGTTGACCACATACCCCGTGTCACGATGAGGCGTGTAGCTCATCGCATTGTCCGGCAAACCCATCATCAGTACACTCACCGTTTGCTGCAGACGATCGGTATCCAACCCTTGTCGCGTGTGTATCACCACGTCAGGCCACTGCACGGTGTAGTCCACACCTTCTATAAGTGAATGCCCGTTCATCACCACCTGCAAGTAATCAAACGGGATAGACGCAGTCTCCATAGTCCACACCCCACCCCGTGAGACCCCCACCCCTAAGGTGAGGGTAACGATGTCCCGGGTGGACGGGTAATCCCTTTCATAGTACGTTACACCCTCATCGGTTAAGAACACCGTCCCCCATTGTTGTGTGTTAATGAGCCAACGATACGTGGACTGTCCGTCTTGTGTGACCACGCTGTAATCCGCACGCTCCGCGCGCACCCACACGTTGTTGGGTGTCCCGCCAGCCTTAGGGCATTTGTACAAATGAGCGGTAACGTCCAGCGCCACCGTCAGAGTAGCTTCGCTGTAATGCCGTTGGCTGTGCGGTCCCACAGGGCCAGGGTAGAACTCCACCAGATCCGCAGTAGGATCGGTCACGCGGTACACCGTACCTACGCTGACCACACGCTCGGCGTGCGTCAACCGGCCACTTGCATTATACTCCAACGCCAAGCACTCACCTTGACACAACGCTGGGCGGTCCGCCACGCGGTCTGACTGATACTCACGCACACTCGCCGGGTTTGGGCACAGCACCTTAGCAGCGGCGTTATACCCAAAGCCATCGTACAGCGTGGTAGGCAATAAGCCACTGGGGTGTCCGGTGCGCATCATAGCAGGGTAGGAGGATTGCTCCAAAGCCTCAGCGCGCCACTCGGCCACCGCCGATGTACTCCCCAACATAGCAGGCACAATGTCAACGTCAGGCAGTTTGTACAGTTCGTGTATGCGGTGATGCTCATGCGTCAACTCACGCTCATACCCACTGTGACGCACCCACACCTCAACCTCTAACTCAGACAGATTCTGCCAGTAAGGCAGGTCGTTGGTGTATTGGGCCAACGTCGACACGGGCAACGCGTAGTCCTGATGCGTTAACATCCTGACGTGCGACAAGGCGTTTTGGTGGTAGTAGGTGCCCGTCTGCAGCGATTCTGTGGTTTTACGCCACAGATGAATGTCCAGGTCGTCTTTGTAATGGATCGTCGATTGCAGCTCTTTAGGAAGATGCAGTAAATACTTACGAACGCCATCCACCGCCGACTCAAACACCCGCAACTCGCTGTACGGCACCCTTACAACCGCCCGCACCGAGGCGTCGTAGACAAACTCAGCCCAGCTGCCCAAAGGGATTGTCATCGACGACGGCACTTTGATCATAGCCCCGTTGACGATGCATTTAACCGCGCCCGTGGGCCGGTCTTTGTACCCGTTGTGTTTAGCTTGAAAGTATAAGCGGTCTGACTCGGTAAACACCCACTGCCCATAACTGTAAGTGGTGACGTCTCCTGTAAACCGATCTGATGCGTAAAAGGCGTTGGTGTAGAACCTTACGTACAGGTCTTGTTCGTTTAAATCCAACGCCCCTTCAAAGCGAGGCACCGCCACCAGTAGGTTTTTTGTGGGTGTCCAAAGTACGTACGTGCCGAATCTGGGAAACTGTTGACCGGAGGCGGTGTACGCGTCCACAATCAGCGGGTACTGATCAATGAGCTCGGCTAGACTGACCCATTTTAATGAATCGCCTTCCTGCCAACCTAGCAATCTGGGGGGTACCTGACCGATCTGATACACATGATACTGCACATCGTCGTGCGGCAGCCGGTACCGATCCCTCAACGTCTGTACGTGTTTGAACACCCCGTTTTTACGGGTGATCTTTTTAGGGCGGTAGATGGACTGATAGTCCTGATCTGGCGTACACCATACGTTGTCCACCACGAATTGGCGAAGTACCTCAGACATGAATCACTCCTTAAGCAGTAGCTCCACTGCACGAGTGAAGTCTTTGTGTTCTTGAGAGCGGGTCAAAGTGTTGACCAGCTGAGACAAACCGGCTTTGCGCATAGAACGGTCGTTCATGGCCTGGTACAGGATACCGATCCACGTAGGCACATGATCCAACGCCATAGCGGTCGTCTCACGGGCGTTGTTGCCAAACCACGATCCGCCCACGACGTTGAATAGATACGCCACGGAGACGTTCTCCAAACGCACCGACCCCACACGAGACTGTAAGGCCTCCACGAAGACTTCCATTGTGCTTAACGGTGGGTGTCCGGTAATCAATTCCAACACTTCTTCCAATGACCCGCGCATTGCCCGAGCCACTTTGTCCGCCATTTTGACCTGGTATTTTTCTTGAGTCAACTGATCCAGTTCATAATGGCTGCTCAGATAAAACATCCCAGCCAGCGCACTCACGCGAAATTGTGTAAGAGGGTCGATGGCTAAATGCCGACCGGCCGTGTTCCCTACCCAGTTTAGGTACAGCTTTAAAGGAGTCTCGCCCAACGCCAAGAAATCGGTAACCTCTCCTTGCGACCATAATAACGATAGACGAGCACGACGTATTGCTGTCGTGAATTCGTTATCAGAACGCATGCGCCAACGTCCGTCAGGCTGCTTAGTGGCGTAAGGCCGAGCGTCCACATAGACGCATTGCGCCGCGGAAACAGCGCCGCGATCGTCCACGGTGTCTAATACAGGGTGGACAAACCCTGGGACATCCGGCGTCATCTGTGTGATGTATCGAACGTCTTCAGAGCCGTACTCACCGCCAAAATTCGGGTGGGTAGACTCGTGGTCCAAAGCCTCTGCTTTCTTTATTTCTTGCAAGATGACGTCAGTGTCGTAGACACTGCCTGCACGTGTTTGGTACGGGGTAAGGATCATTTACGCTGTCTCCAATTAGGTTCTATTCGCCACCGCTGTAAAACAACGCATTATGGTATAGACGCAGACAGCGTCTCATTCGGCCGAATAGAGTAAGATTTTTAACATAAGATTGCTAGCAGCCACCATCGATGGGAGCTTTTCCATATGTCAGTACAATTAAACGCAGCACCCCGCGCTAACCTCCAGGGGGTGCGAGACGATTCTACGCGCCAACTGGTGGCTCAGCCGGAACAGATCCCGACACACCTACCGTTAGTCTGGTTGCTTGCCGAGCGCGGTGACACAGACGAAGCGCATGTGGTGTCAGGTGATACCGCCGTCCGTATGTACGGACGCCCGACCTTCGTTGAAAACAGTAAGTTTGCCAACCACGCGACCGTTATGTATAACCGCATCAACGGTGCAGGCAACTCAGTCATGGTACAACGTCTGAAACCCGCCGGCGCCGCTACGGCCTCGCTTCGGTTGTCGTTGGATGTGATTGAAGACGATATTCCAACGTACGAGCGCGGACCAGACAACAAGTTTACCCTGGACGGTTCTGGCGATAAGATCCCTACCGGATCCACCGTCGCCGGGCACAGGCTCAAATGGGTCATGGAAGCCGTCCCTGCGGGTGAGTTCGGATCCTCCGCCACCGGCACTGGCACCATGACCAACACCGCCGGCGACCCTTCGATGCTGTACCCAATCGTCGATATCGCCATACCCAACCACGGCGAGTGGGGCAACCGCATTGGTTTGCGCTTCAGTGCACCCACCACCGATTCTTCAACGCCGACCAACACCAATGTGATTGAAGATCAGTTGGCGTTCCTGTACCGCTTGCAAATTGTTGAAAAGCCAGACGCACGCACCTCCGCCAATGTTGTCGAGACTCGCTTTGGTGAACGTACACTGGACTTTGCTTTGAAGCCCGGCGCATACAACCGCTACACCGAGCAAGAAATCAGTGCTGATGAGCGGATTTTGCCTTCTTATCAAGATCTTGACACCATTGATACACCCCCGGACTTGGGTCCGATTGGTGAGATGTCTTGGTACCAGGGTAACATCGACGGCATCTTGATCAACCTTCACACCCTAGAAAGTGCGATAGGGTCATTGTCACAAGAGGACGGTGCTCACTACCTGATCAACTTCTTCACTGGGGTAAACCCAAACAACGAGCCGTACGACACGGTTGCGGTAGAAGGTTCAGCAGGCGGAGGTTTGTCGTTGACCCCCAACAGCACTGTGTACGCTCAAGGCGGCAGTGACGGTGATTTGACTCTGGCCGAGTTTGATATTCTGGTAAAGAACGAAGCGGCTAACTTTGGTGACCTGGATATTAAATACCTGGATCGTCTGCGGTACCCTTTGTCAGCGGTATGGGATTCAGGCTTCAGCCTGGATACCAAGAAAGCCTTATTTACAGTAATGGGTCGCCGTAAGGACACCGTGGTGGTGGTGAGCACCCAGGACGCGTCACAGACCCCAAACCTGCCGTCTGAAGACAGTTCGCTTGCGATAGCGCTGCGCTCTGCGGCGCGCCTGTATCCGGAATCGGATATTCACGGCACACCGGCCTGTCGGGCAGCGGTGGTGGCTCAATCGGGTAAGCTGATCAGCTCCTTATACCGCGGCATCCTGCCGTTGACCCATGAGCTGGCGCAGAAGTTTGCCAACTACATGGGCGCGGGTTCTCAGATTTGGGACAACTCCAATAAACCGGATGTGTACCCAAACAACGAGATCCGTTTCATGAAGGATGTCACCAACGCGTACAAGCCCGCTTCCGTACGGGCAATGGACTGGGCAAACGGTTTGGTGTGGGCACAAAGCTCAGGCCGTCGTACCTTGTTTTTCCCAGCCCTGCAAACGGTGTACGACAACGACACGTCGGTAATGAACTCCTTGATCGTTGCGTTCATTGCGTCGGACTTGAACAAAGTCGCTGACCGCGTGTGGCGGGATCTGACGGGCCGTACCGACCTGAGCCCCGCTCAGTTCCTAGAGCGTTCAGACGAAGCGATTGTAGGCTACGTACGAAACAAGTACGACAGCCGCGTGATCATCGAGCCCCGGACGTTCTTTACCAACGTTGACGAAGTCCTCGGATACTCCTGGAGCACCGAGATCAAGTTCTACGCACCCACGATGCGGACTGTGAACCATGTCACCATCGTTTCCGAGCGCAGCTCTGCGTTCGCAGGTTAAGAGAGGAGTTATAAACGATGGGTCGTAATCAAGATCTGTTTTTGGAAAAAAGCGACGCTGCCAAAGGGCGTCAAGCCCCCATGACCAATCTCAAGTACGGTGGTCAGCACGGCCACTCGATGGACATTGGCAACTACATCTCCAACGCCTCGTACGTCAGCAAGCCGGTCATTGCGTTTCTCATGGAGGCCCCACGGGGCTTCCAGGACATGACCGATTCGGAATCGCTGGTGCAGGCACTCAAAGCCATAGTGGAGTTGCATTCAGAAACCATTGAAGGTCTGGACGCCTCAGTCAGTGTGGAGTACTCGGACACGCCTATCGGTGGGTCCAACGAAGTGCAGCAGGACGTGATCAACGTCATGCGTGAGCGCTCAACGCCCTCACACACAGTCACTGAGAAGTACGGTGAGTCTGTCACCAACTTCTTGCTCAATGGTTGGATCTATCCCCTACTGGGCGATCCTGAAACCAAGTACCCGCGCATCGTTTACCAAGAAGGCGTGGACGTACAAGACCTGTTGCCGGATTACACCTCCGCTACAGTGCTGTATGTAGAGCCCGACCCCACCGGCCGTAAGGCACAAAAGGCGTGGTTGATTACCAACATGAAGCCATCCTCCTCCATTGAAGTACTGGGCAACAAAGATAAGCGGTCCGGCGGAGAAACCCGTCAGATCTCTATCGAGTTCACCGGCATTCAGCAGGTAGGTATAGGCGTGCTGAAGTTGGCACAGAAGAAACTGGACGAAGCGAACATGTCCGGTGCTAACCCGTATTACCGGGATGCGTTTGTCACGGATGCGTCTGCGGACGTGAACCGTGCTGAGCGCGGATACACTGAAGACCTCACGATTGAGAAAGGTGAGCAGGTCAGCGTATAAGTCATACGTACAGCAGGAGGGCCTAGGCCCTCCTGCTATGCCGCCCATCGAACAAAAAAATAAGGCAGCCGTGTTTTGCGCCACCGCCTTATTTTTTAATGTAGGTTACTCGGTCACGTCGTTAAAGATTTCCTTTAACCGCAACGCGGCGTACTTTTTCAACAGATCCACCGACGGGTTGTCTTGAGGTTGAGGGGAGCCGTACCCAAACTCACTGCGAGCCTCACCGGCGCCCGGAGGGTTTCCCTGGAAACCCCCGTGCTGCTGCATGGCACTCCACGGTGGCATGGGGGGTCGACTTGCCAGTTTAGTCGCTTCGTTAATTAACTCGTTCTGTAGCTCTATTACGTTGACGATCAGTTTTTGCTTATCCATGGGTGTTTTCCTTATGAGTGGTTAGGCAGCATAACAGGAGGACCTAAGCCCTCCTGCTGCACGTTACGTCATTATAAGTACAAACGAGGAACTGCCATCGTCGGTGTACGTATCGTCGTTGGTGACGACGTTGGCCAGGCGTTGTACTGTGACGTTTTGCACTGAGTCCCGATTGATCTTAAAGCGTTTTCGAATGTGCAGCATGAGTCTCATGTAGCCCTCAAAGATGGTCGATAACAACATCATGACATCCCCGTACACGGCCAGGCCTTCTTCTTTTTCTTCCATGCCACTGCCTTGCATGAGGATGTCGGTCAAATTGTTAAAGTCTTCGAAGTCCACGCTGTTAAACGACCCTGTGCCCAAGTAGAACACATGCATGGCTGCCAGTTCTAACAGCTCAATCTTTACCATGCCAGTAGGAATAGCGCCATCCAACACCCGTGACAGCGCCAGCCACGTGTCGTGCGCTTCTAAATCCAACGTGGCGGTGGACACAATGACCCGGTATTCTGCGGCTTCAGAGACTTCCGCGCCTTGTATATAGCGATGTATCATGTTACCTCCTAAGGCCTTGCTGATGGGTGTTGGGGTAATGGGGTAGGCACATCCTCAAGTAGCGAGTGCAACCCCCCGTAGAGAGGCTTACAGGAGCCTTGATGGGCGTAACTCGTCATATCATCTACGAGGGCATACACAGGGGGACCATTGTCCCCCTGTGATACGCACCTGTTGAGTTACACTCCCAGGTATTTGCGTGCCTCATTATTGAGGTCGGTGCGGACCTTCTTAAGGCTGCCACGACTGCCGGCACTGCCGTGCTTTTTATAGCTCATGTTGAGCTGGCCGTAGGACTTTTCAAACTTACGTTCTTCGCCGTCTTTAGGGCTGCCCAGAGGCTTATCGTACTCACGACGGAACACGCCCGCGATGGTGTCTTTGCCGATGTTAGACGAGAACTGAGTTTCTTTCAGTTGCTTGTCCTTTTTCATTTCGGCAATCGAACGATTACCAAACGCCAGAGCGGCAGCAGAGACGTACTTGCTGTCGTATTCCTGGATCGCTTTGACGATCGCAGGCGTCGCGCCTTCTGGCAAGTTGGCCAGATACTGGCTGTCATCGGCACTGGAGACACCGCCGTCAAACACGATGACGGTTTCAATCTTCTTCGACAGCTCTACGACATCAGCCGGTGCAGTTAGTTCAGACATATTAAAACTCCTAAGATTACTTTTGGTTGGGGTACTTAAAAAGATAGTTTCGAAACTACACTCAGGTCACACATGGTGCCTGTGCATACTCATGATGTCTACTCGTATTTTTTTAGTCCACACTTATCTCAGTTGTTCCAGCCCTGACACGGGCAAGAAACTCAACAGCCACAACACAACTAGCCAGTCGTTGTTGCGCCATAGGTCTTGTGTCATTCCGCCTTGCTCGGGCGACTGATGTCCCATGTACTTCAGTAGCGTGGTGTACGTTTCACGGTAGTATTCTTGTTTGCTGTCGGCGTTGGCGGTCACGGGCCCACACACGACCCCGGTGGCGGATTTAACCGCGTCCACAATCTCCCACCAGTCTTTCCCTAACTCCCACTGCGCGTGCAAGATCAAGTACGACCGTAGAATCATCAGCGTATCAAAGATACCCTCTTCTTCTAGCGCCTCTTCGATCTGCAATACGTTTGAGGGTATGCGTACCGTGCTGTAATGAATTTCCTTGGCGTGACCCACCAGGGCCGCCACTTTGGTGAATTCCAGATTACGACCCAGCAGCCCCTGAGTAACGCTCTCTAGTAAAGACTTTAGCATGCGTGCTCTCCTGCGTGATTTAATCGACCATACATTAGCCCAGCGGCATAAAGTCTGAGGGACCCCTGAGGATCCCCCAGACACACACGCTACCATCGCATAGATGAGGGTGTACGTACAAACGCTTTAGGGTACAGATCTCTGATCAGATCCGTCATGTCCACCCCGTAAGACTCCATGCTGACTTTACCCGTCTGGATATCGTCACACACAGACCGCACGGTTTGTTCTGTAAACGCCGTACAGTCCACCGACTCCAGAGACGGGGAGTTGTACTTATTAGCCCCGGCTATGCCCGGCAGGAACACAAAGTCCCACGTCACTATGCGCCGCATCTCTTTGATCCACTGTGAGGGGGTGACCCGATCGTTGGTCAACGATCGGATGGAGAAGCACACGTTCTCATGCTCGTTCTCTAGAGACCCCGCCAGCGCCTCCCCATAAGGCCCTGAGGGCTTGAGCTCTGCCACTATGCCCACCGCAGGACGACCGGTCTTAGGATCGGTCACAGCGCCTTCTACGAGGCGCACCTCACGGATGTGGTGTGAGATCTGAGTCTCCTCGATCGACAGCACCCGGGACAGCCATTGGTTGTCGTTCATGCCCGTTTGACGTTTAGGATGGCCGTACTCGCCTCGCATGTGACCACCTTTGACGCGATTCATCAGATCCGACTGTTGCTCAAAGAACTTCTTAGCAGACGCTAAGTCGTAGAACTGACCTGCGTTGTTGTGGATGCCGATGGCACCCACCACGACATCCCGGTAGTAGCCGTCAGGGCCACACTTGAGCTTCCCTTGCTTGCCCGTGCCTTTGAGCGCGGTGCTTTCGTACGCAACTTGCGCCATGATACACTCCTTACTTAGCAAACTTTGCCATGCGGTTGATGAGGTAGCCGATGTTACGAGTCACTCGTACCGAGCGTTTTAAAACTTGAACTCCAGGCTTATCCATCGCTTTTCCGCACACTTTGATGGCGGCCATAGCTTCGGCGCTGTTCACATGCCTTCGGTCGGATGTTTTTAGACGAGTCATGGTTTATTGCCTTAGTAGATCTTCGATCCCTTCATTGCGATCAGAAGGATTGATGAGTGCCGAGGTCAAACCCTTGTCAAAGTACGACCCGAGCAGTTTGGCGGTGGTGTTGGATGCTGTGATGCCGATGTTGCGCAACGCGACGTACATCGGAGGATTGCTCAGCAGCTCCGACTTGTCTTTGATGACATGCCGATAGAAGGTGACCCCATCTTTGGCCGAGCGGGCGATCGTCATGGCGATCATGGCCATGACGGCTTTATTAGCGCCTAGGCGCATCCCACCGAACTCACCCGAGCGATCAAACAGTTTGGCAATGTCCTCATAGCTTAGATACCCCGGTACCCGACCTTTGGAGTAGATTTCACTATCGATAGAGTACAGCAGCAGTTTGTTTTGCACCAGTTTAGTGTTGGCGATGACCTCCGAGCCCTTTTCATACTCAAACTCGTAGTAATCCACGTCGTCGATCTTAACGGTGTTGATGTTCGTAGGCACCGTCGCCATCAAGGCGGGTATGGTGTCCACGGCGTAGTAGTCACCCACCGCGATTGCGTAGATGCCCACAAACGTCACCGACTCCCCGATGTCCGCCATTGCAGCGGACTCATACCGCTTAGGGATATAGATGCGACACGGTCCTAGTGCGTAGACCGCATCCCCCTGCTTCTTAAGGCCTGCGGTGACCTTACTCGCATCCCGTGTTAACCCGTGCCACATAGTCATCCCCTATTGTGAGGTGGCTGTGTGCCCACCCCGTGTACGTTACGCGTGCTTATCATGCTGAATCATACCGGCAACCCAGTCGGTGGCGTAGTTTATCGCCACTAGGGCGGCGACCTCACGCAGGTCATCGTCTTCGCCGCACTGCAAAGCCAGGCGATCGAACTCCGTCAGTACCTTAAGCGCATCGGTGTGTTTAAACACGGTGTTGCACAGGATGTGCCGAACCGTCTCGTACAGATTCTCTACATCCGTAGCGCACATGTGACCCACGTGAGTGGTCAGATCCGCATGCATCACCTCACGGCTGTGAGGCACCGTCTCTAAATCCAGATCGTTGATCTCTTTGGCGATGGCCAAACCGATGTAGTTTTGAAGGGAGTTAAAGACTTTGTTGCGACGGGCCAGGCGCACCATGCGCTCATAGTCCATCCAGGTCTTTTTATACCGCTCAGCATCGATCAGTAACGCCTGATAATTGGTGTTCTGATCACTCAGCGCCGACCCTAGCAGTATCTCAGGACAGCCACCTTCATCCAACCAACGCTTGTACACCATGTGGTTAACCACAATGCGCACAGAAATACCCTCGTTGGTCAGGTTGCGGATGGATTCTTCATTCGGAAAACGAATCACCATCTGCTTGGTCGCAATCGCCCGATCCAGCAAGGCAATGCGTCGAGCGATCAGCCGACCTGTGGCAGCACGCAGCGTCGAGGTGTAGTTGCGGAACTCATCCAGTGACACGTTGTCAGTGTCGGGCACGGACTCACCGAAATGCACCGCCAGCATGTGCACCAAAATCAACTGATAAGGCGCATAGCTGCTCAACTCATCCAGCTGCTGATTCAGATTCTTTGACCGATGACCGACTGCAAAGTAGTCGTCCCACAACTCCATCATACTGGCATCGCCTGCCGCCGATACCAAGGCTTGAATATCGTTATCCAGATCCGAGATGCCGGTTTTTAGTACGGCAGCAAAGTCCACCTCAACAGCACCAATGGCCAAAGGATACACCGAGCTGGCTGGCTGGAGGGTCTCCTCATACCGGGTAACCATATCACTCAGTACTGGGTTGCGCCATATGGCGTGATGATACTGGGGCACCACCACGATAGGCGTCTCTGCCACGCCCCCTTCGTCGTCCAGGCGTTTCTCCACCGTGGCCACGACGGACTTGACCATGGGGTTGACTTGGTTACGGGCGATGGACATGACCGCGCCGATGGCCTGGGCTACGATGGGTGCGATCTCATCCATGGTGAGGTCGTGCTCAGGCACTGCCATGACGTTCCGCGCAGACGACAAACGCAACAGATCCTGACCCATGAGCATGTCATCGATTTCCGACTGAGCGGACGGTACAGTGCCCATGCGAGAGGTCAGTCGGGACAACTCTGACAAAGGGCTGTCGCCCATAGCGATCAGGTTCGTCTTTTCACTATCCAGCAGCGGCATCAGAGACAGTGCCGCCTGAATGGCGTTGTGTGTAATCATAAAAAAATATCCTTCTGGTACGTGCGATGCGAGGGTGGGGCACTAGCCCCTTACTGGGGGCCGGTGTACTGGTGCGATTTCAGACGGCGCTGTAGACGAGCCGCGATGGCTTCGTGCAGCACGTCCGATGTCAGCGCCGCGCCGTTGATACTTTTGCGCATGTCGTCACTATTAAGGTGACGTATGGCCTGAGACACCAGCTCAATCGCATTGGCCGTTACGTTCAGGTTGTGATACCGCTGATCCAATTCTGCTTTTTTATCCACGTGTCTTTGCTCCTAATGTAGTAATCTCAAACATCCCCGAAATACATCGCCACCGCGCGCTTGGTGATCTCGTCCATCAACAACGCCGCCGTCCCCACCAACGCAGGGGAGTTCACGATGCGGTCATCGATGGACTTGTACCCAAAGATCGCGTCGATCTCATCGCCGTCCTCAGTGAGGATAGGCTCGTCTATGACATCCCGTATGACTGTTTTTAGCTGGTGCATAAAAATTAGCTTCTATTTTGTCCAGTGTGGGTACGACCCCACACCCGGTGCGATACCTGGCACCCGCCCGTACTCTCGCACGGGTACAGACCATATCTTCACCCCTCACATCGTGAGTAGGGTGCTCCCCATTTTGCCGACGCTCTGCGCCAGCTACACCGTGGTTAGCGGTTGGCCGTTGAACCTTCTCCGTATCTCGTCTCACGACGATACGTAGGAGCTTGGCTGCGGATTGCCCATCTATCACATCTCTTTGTTACCGTACCCAGGGAGTTAGTCTGGCCACCGGTGCCTTTCGCACACCGGCTTGGTAGAGATGGCTTTAGGGAATTCCCGTCAATTAAAGGAGGATCATTGCATCTTTACAGACACAACGGACTGAGGTATAACGACACCCCGATCACCTACACCCGCAGGCTCTGGGCCTGTGATGTAAAACTTCAAGACAGCTGTGTTGGGCGATAGCTCTTTGCCTGCCACTCTCATAGAGTTATCGACACTTCCCGACTGTACTTTTTGCTGCTTTGCCTTGGCCAGTGTCTTAATGCGCTTGTCAGATGTTTTAGCCAGAGCTTGCAGCGTCGAGGACATGTCTTCTAACTCACCGTTGTACAACACCTCAATGCGCTCCAGCACTCCGGACCCTTTTACCTTAGGCGCTTTAGAAGCGATCTTTTTGAGCGTGTCAAGGGCGGCCTCAGACAAGTCCCCGCCGGCAGCAGCGGTAGGCTCTTCCAATAGACACAGCACATCGTCGTAGTCTACGGTTGCTCCTATCTTTTGCGGGTTACGCACCACGGTTTCAAAGTCCACTACGACTTGCCGCAGCTTAGTGGTGGTGGACTCCATGCGCGCCGCCATCGATGCAGAGATAGCCGAACTGTCTTCCAGCGTATCGGGAGACTCCCACAGCACGGTCTTTGCTTGGGTTGTGGTCTTTAACAACACCTGACCGGGCTCCATGGGGTCGAGATCAAAGTACGCGGTGTTGTACGACAACACATCCCCGACTTTCACAGACTGACCCACTTTAAGTGGGGTAATCAGCTGATGTGGGAACATCTGTTCCGAGGAAGGACCCGTACCGTAACGTCGCCCTATCTCAATCGCCTGCTTAGTACCGTCCTTATATTGCACCTCCAACACCGAGTCGGTGACCGAGATAACCTTACCGGGTTGCTTGGCGGTCTGAGCAAACAGATCGCTGGTGCGGTGAGCAATGACTTGCTCCATCCCCGTGCGCACTGTGGTCGGCGTGTAGTCTTTAGCCGCAATGCTTGACCCGTACTGAATACTGATAAAATTGCTTATTGTCCGCTTTGATCGCGTATCAAAGCCGGTGCGAGTCCTAGCACCCGCCTACAGTTACCTGTAGGAACAGACCATCTCATCTCCCTCTGTGCACCTAGATGCGATCAGATAGGGAGCTTCCCGTTTCCATTTAATCCAGAATGACGAGGTGATTACCCCCGACTGGAACCCCATATCGCTTGGGCTGTACTCTACTCGCTTTAGTGTGTGTTACACACCACCTGACTTTACACAGGTGTCACTCCGCCTTTTCAGGCCGCAGCTTTCGATGGCCGTTGAACACACTCTCTTTTAGGGAGAGCTTCGTAACGGATTGTCTTCTTAGTGAAGAGATTCCCGTTTTAGGGAAGTTATGCAACCGGACTCACGTCCAGAAGGCGCCTATTGTTGACGCGCTTTATATCGTCCCTATCTGAAGACGGTGACAACAATGTCGACGTACTGAAGTAATTCGCTGGACCATCGGCGTCCGTCCTAGGGCGCGTGGTGCCTCGTACCGAGGTAAAGTTCGGATCCGCTGATAAGTAGATGGTGGAACCTACTTTCCCAGAGTCCACGGTGGCCTCCGATATCACGCCCAAATCGCTGTGGTGATAATGACGAGTACGCTCCACCATGGAGCGTGTGCTGCGTCCGCCTACGCCACTGAACGTTACGTCCTCGTTTTCGCGAAGTTGTGAGACGGGGTTGTTGCCTTTACTTAGGTTGATCGACGGATCCCCCAGTATGCTGTACCACACCGCCTCCGGGTTCATCTCAAACTTGGCTTTGCGAGTGTTAGGGTTCATGGCGTACCCCCGCGCTGCCCGCACCAGTTCTTGATACACCGCCCCGGTCATACGCTCATACCCGCGGATGCGTTGGTAGTTGAGGTCGTTCTCCTGTGGGTGGTCATCGGTGAGCAGCAGCTCATTGGCTAGGTACAACAAGCCCCGAAACGTCTCAGGCTCATTACGATCTTGCAGTATGCCTAAGGTAATCGGATCCACAAACATTTTGTCCATCAGATCCAGCTCTCGGGCGTACCTTACGCCCAAGCCCACTTCTTCCAGCAAGTTCTTGTAGATGTCTTTCTTTTCAAACTCCCTGGATGAATAGCGCTGCACTAGGCGTTTGTATTGGTTGTAGCCGTTAAGCAACAGCGCCGCTTCGGTGTCTTCCCGTGAGAAGATGTAGGACTCATTGGCAAAACGAATGGCGTACTCATGCGGTTGTAACTGCATCTTTTCGCCTGAAGCCACAATCCTGGGGGTGACGTTCAGTGAACGGTACAACCCCTTAAAGCCGAGTGTATACCCCAAAGCCACACCCAACGCAATGGATTTACCAAACAGTTTGATCTCAGCCACATCCACAGGCGCCGCTGACAGATCAATCCCCGCCAGCTCTTCAATGGTACCCAGCTCCTCCGGTGCCCGGTCTGTGTGGCGGTACAACGTACTGGCCGCATCGCTCATTTGCATAAGGACATAGTCCCCTGCTTTCTTGCCCACGATGACCCAGCCCGACACCTCTATCTTCGCCAAATCGTCTTTGTACAGACGCACCACCTCTTCGCGGTCGAAATAAAGAGCCACACCCCCCAGCGATACCCGGGACATCTTTTTGGCCAAGGTACTGTACACCCTAGGCAGCTTGGCCTCGCTGCGAAATACATTGCCCAACTTAAGGCCTTTGATGCGCGTATCCGCATCGTCCAGCCCCACACCGATTACCGCTTTGGTCAACCAGGCGCCGTAGTCATAAGCCACTTTGGATGAGCGCTCTACAAAGCACTTGCCGTAGTAAGACGTTAGAGCCACTTTGTCAGGGGCGGTTTTACGGATGGGGAGGTCGCCACGTTGCCAGCGCATGTACTGTGTAATGCCGTTGACTTTGAACGTGCCGTCTGGGTTGATCACGGGCAGCTTAAAGCGCACCGTGGAGGGCGACCCTGTCAGGGGCTGCAGGCGCACTGTGTGAGCCTCGTAGGCGCCCCCAGCGTCCTCGTGTCGTTCTATGTCGTAGTCTGTGACCGATGCACCCATGCGTTGCAGGGACAGTACGTGGTTGGTGATGTCCTTTTGCATGACTTTATCGACGTACTGATTGCGCACGGTATTGATGGACGAAGTGCGCATGGAATCGTCTGGCACTCCGGTGGTTTTGTCCATCAATGTCTCGGTTTCTATCGCCAGATCCTCCGGAGTGATCTTAGCAAAGACGTCCAGCGGTTCCTTAGTCAGCGGGTGCTTGACCGCGCGGTATGTGGTCGAGAGTTTTTTTGCACGGCGGTATTCAGCGCCGGACATCCGACCCGCCTCCACCAGCCCGTCTGCCACGTTCATGAACGCCTGTTCAGGCTCGGGGTCGGTGGCTTGCCGAATAGTCTGTACGGTGGGAGCAATGGCGGTATTTGCCGCGGGGACTTCCTCTAGTCCATCCAGATCGTCTTCGTCTTTCTCAGCGACGGCGTCCTTCTGACCGACCCGGCGCCTAGGGACGCTTGCACCCTCCTCATCGGCGTCATCCTCGTCTTCTTCATCCACGACGTTGTCGTCGCCGTCTTGCTTGGCCAGGTATGTTGCCGCGTCTTTTGTTGATACGCCACCACGACCCGCTTCTTGCAGGGTCATCAGAAGCGCCAAAAAGCGCTTACGCACGCCGGTGACGTCCCGCTCTTTGTCGTCTCCTTCCACTTCGTACGTAAACCCTTTAAGGGTCCCTAACGATATTGAAAACCACCGATCCTGGTAGCGCCAGATCATGTTGACCCGACCCCAGTACTCTTTGGGTATACGGTCGTACACCGACTGATCCGATTCTGGATCCAACATCAGGTACGCGTCCATGACGTTGAGCGCCTCAGGCGTATCAAAGGTCTTCATGGCGTCAGTGGTCCAACCTTCTTTAGCCACCTTGCGCATGGCCGACAACGTCGGCAGTACATCCGGTACCTCAATCCGCAAAAACTGCGTACGGTCCGTGGTCTTTAAATGATCCAGCATCTCCAGCATCAGCGTGTTGTGGAGGTTGATCCAGCTTTGGTACGTGGTGCGGTACGTGCGGGTGTACAGGTAATGATGCTGTATGGGGGCGTAGTTGACCACGAGCAAGGATTTGTCATCCCGCACTGAGGTCTCGCGCTTCTTGGAGCGGCGCAGCAGCCGATGACGGCGGTGAAACGCCTTGACGTCCCGGTCTTCGTTGAACGGCAACTCCCGCATCCGCCCCTCGGTCGGCTCACGATAGCGGTGTACGTGTTCCACGTAGATGTTCCGGTCCACTTCGGTCAGTAAAGGGTCGGATGCATCCGGGCCGGTGACGGTCTCAGACTCGGGTAAGTAATGAAACGTCGCCCCACGGGGCAACTGCATCGCCATCATGTCGAAGTGTTTGTCGGTGGTCATCTCTGCAAACTTACGCACCTGAAACTGTCGGTGGTACAAATCCATCCGAATCATAGGGGTTCACCTGTTAAATTGTTGAGCACCAGTTCGATGGTGTCCGTCGAGGTACTCGCCCGGAACCCACCGCGTGGGTCGACGTAGGTGTTGATGTTGCCTAGGAGATCGTTGATCTCTTTTAGGCCGTTGTTGGTGTACACAATGTCGGCACTGCACGTATCGCCGTCGAACGTTGCCTTCGCCTAGGACGCAAACCCTAGACCGCCTCTCCAGGAGGCTGCCCCGGCTCTCACCAGGGAACGAGACCATATCTTCACCCTACTAGGTAGGGGCTCTCCACTTCGGACCGCCTAAGCTTGCGTGTCCTACTCCGTGCTACCGGATGGCCGTTGAACCTTATCCCTATCCTGCCGTCGCGGCAGTACGTAGGATCTTGGCTGCTGATTTTCTCTACTTCTTGCTTGTCAAACCGTGACCGCGTGCTTTCGCCGAGGCAGTGGTGCAAGAATCTAACGAGATCTTCCAGCAATTCAAAGAGTAACGTCACCTTCGTTACCAAAGGGACGGACTGTGTGGGTAAAGTACCCACGTTTATCAGCGTCGAGACCGGCTAGGCGCGTGGTGTCAGGCACCAACGCGTCCATAAAGGCCATGCCCGGTAAAGGATACTCACGTGCGACGTGAGTATCCTGCAACTGCCATCGCGCGTCGTACTCCAGCAGTCGTTTGGTTTTGGTGGTGGTGTGGGTGTAGAACCTTGTCGGGTACGTAGACTCTGACCCCGTTACGGGAAATCGCGTTACGTACCCCCCAAATTCATACCACTTCTGATACTGACACAGATAACACACTTCAACCAACGAGATGGGGCGTACGTTGTCTCGCGAGAACTCGTCTGGCAGGTCGTCGATGTCGTCAAACACCCGAAAACCTTTGTCGTCTTGATACACTAAAAAGGCGTAATGATCCCCAAGCATCACAGGGCGATGACGCACCGCCGCGTCTTTGAACCGATTGATGAGTTTTTCCACGCCTTCGCTGGTGGTCCAGGCGTCTATGTCGGCGGTGTCCAGCGTTACCGACTCAGGCTTCCACGTCATTCGATTCACCACTGTCACGTTGCCTTCTTGTGTACTGAACCTGGATGCCATGAACGTACGCAGAGCGTACTTGGTAATTGGCAATGTACCTTTCATAATTTGAAACAGACCGATGCCGGTGTCCGTCACTGACGCCAGGTTATCGGCGTCTAAGGATTCACGTACGGCGTTCTTGGACGCGATAACGTTCCGCGTGCCGTTGAAGATGCTGCGACTGGCCCACTTGGACAACATAAACCCACTTTTACCGTCCAGCAGATCTTTGATGTACGCGTAAATATCGTTGAGGGTGTTTTGGAGTGTCTTCCGGGTAGCGTCCTGGGCAGACGTCTCGCCGTCTTTGCCAATGAGATTCGCCACACCGATCACACGGGCGTATTTCTTATTGATCTCGTCTTTCTTTACCCGGCCGGTGCCATCGTCTTCGATGTCCCGCAGCCCCGCAGGCAGTACCAGCAGGTAGCGTATAAGGGCGCGATCCATGTTTTTCTGGATGAGGAGGATGCGATCATCACGCTCCGCAGACCCCGTGCGCTTAAATTTAATATCCGCCATGTGTTTGATAAAGAACGCATAACCGGTTTGACCGTCGAGCTCGTTAGACCGCACAAAGTCTTTTTCTTTCGCGTCCCAATCGGCGTAGTCCGTACCCTCAAGAATGCCTTTGTACAGACCTTTTAGCTTGCTGTACGCATCGTACAGGATCGGATGTAAGATACGCGTGTTCATGTCAATGTAAGCAAACTGCTCCGTTCGGCGATCCTCCCCCTTACGGCCAAAGAACTCCGTGGAGAACAATCCTTCCGGATGAAGGTTGTCCGTCGCACCATCGGTAATGTCCAGTACGGTAATTTGAGGAACACCCTGCAGGCTGCGTTTGTCCACTTGTAAAATTTCTAAGTTAAACGGTGGCTTCTTAGCCATGAGTTTACTCCATTACTGTATGAGTGTACAAGGCTCAGCCGCCCAAAAGACATGAGGCTAAACCATGGCTGAAAAAGATGATATTGAGTTAGACGATTTTGATCTCGACGAGTTCGACTTCGACGAGTTTAACATGGATCCGGCGGATGCGGTGGACGACCGCAAACCCACTACGGTTATAAAAGACAGTGCTATAGAGGGATTTCGCGGATCGCTCACTGACGAAAACGTTGTTCGGCGTGCCCTTGAGAAGTCGTTACCAAAAGAGTACGAATCCACCTTTGAGGCATTGGACGCCGCCGGTGACACCAAAGACAAAATAAAAGACGCAATGGAACCTGTGGCCAAACAGGCTAAACAGGTAGCTCGGCAGAACAAGGCGTTGTTGTCCAGGTTTCTGCCAAAGAAGATGGCGGAGAAACTGGAAGGCTGGTCTCAGAACGAGGATGAGAGTGGTGGGTATGAAACCATTGACCCACGCGCGGCTGAGGTCGGTGCATCCCTGGCAGACATATTTCGACTGAATCAAGAAAAAGACACGGAAACACGATCAGCCGATCAAGACAGCGATACCGAACGTTTCGCCATAAAGGAAGAGGCGGAAACCAAGCGCCACATGTCCCAAGTGGAGGTTCTTGAGGCCATACGATCAGGCATCTCTCGGCAAACTGACTATCAAGACCAGGTCCTGACCAAGTATCAGCAAAAACACCTGGAATTGACTTACCGTCAGTTGTACACGTTTCAAGACATCTTGGATCTGAACAAGCGCCAAGCCGAATCCGATAACAAATCCCTAGCTGAGATTGTTAAAAACACCGGATTGCCTGAGACGCAAAAGATCAAAGCGTTCGAAGAAGCCAAACGCGAAGTTCAAGCCGACCTTCGTCGTGAGGCCGTAGAAGGCGCCGCGGGGTACGTCAAGGGCGTTGGCGGAAAGATGATCGGTAACACTATCAACACCGTAAAGGATCGTTTAACGACCGCGCTGTCCACGATTCAAGAAACGATGGGCGTCACGGACGGAATGGACGAATCTCCACTTGGCATGATTGGTAACATGCTAGGCTCCAGCGGTGGCCAAGCTGCCATGGAAAAGGGCATCGCCGCCGCGTTAAAGAAACTGGGTCAGGATGCAGACGAGTCTAACGTAAAAAGGATGGGCGCCAGAATGGCGCTTATGCTACAAGAAGCCCCCGAGAAGCTTTTGTCATGGACAGCTTCAACGTCGGGCCGTGGCGGGCTGATAGGGTTCTTTGAAAACTTTGTTAAGGATCAAGTGCCCTCGTTCAGTCGTGTAGGCAACATTGACATCGAGCAGATTGCCGACGCCGACGAAGCAGCCACGTTCACCAATCGCGTTGCCCGAGCGATCACCGATGTGATCCCTGGGTATCTGTCCATGCAGCTGCAGCAACTGAGACTTCTGGTCTCAGGCGGTGAGCCGGTTGGCAAAATCGAGTACAACCCTGAAACGGGGCAGTTCGGAGCGGCGGAAGACAAAGCCAAAACGGTTGAAGATCGTCTGTTTGGCGGCGCATCTGAAAAATACCAGCGCAACATGAAAGAGGCAACCGATGGGCTCCTAGGGGGCGCTGAGGTCACGGACGACCAACGTAAAGAACTTGAGAACTTCCTGTACGACCAGTTTTCAAAAGGAAAGACGGCGCTGATTAGTGAATTGCCTGCCGCTATCAGTCGGTCCGAGTACGTCCAAGAGGACAACAAGAAAATCCTGTCGGACATTTTGACTAAAAACGTCTACGATAGCACGGGTAAGCATTACCAGAGCGCTACGGTCCAAAACACCACCCGTAAAACGTACGGCAAAGTAGGAGATCTAAGAGAGAGCCTACCTTACGTCAAGGAAACATTGGATCAGATGATCAGCGCAGGGTACCGCGACGATCTGGTCAAAATGGGCCTCATTGACGTTAAAGGCAAAATAGATCACGACGTCGTCGCTGAACACTTAAGCGGTCGGCCCATCTCAAAAAGGAGAGAAGATGGCACATTTAAGACTCGTGTGGCGTCTGGGGATCGTGACGTTGCTGATGGCGATCGCGTGGTTGTACCTCGTGTTCAAAACCCCCGTGCAGATATGGAAGAGCGAGGAAGAACTTCGCACGGGGAAGCCCTCAGCGAAAAACCCCCCACGTCAGAAACCTCCTCGGAAATAGACGAAATACTGCGACTTATTGCGGAGGAAGTTTCCGAAGCGGGCAAAGTCACGGTATTGCGTTTGTCTCAGTTAGTAGAGGGTCAGTCCACCCAGATCGAAAAACTGGACGCTCTAATACTCGGGTTAGCCACCCCTAGAGCCCAAACCCAAATGGCCGATTCCGGACAAATGGACACCCTCCGTCAAGCTATAGAGGACTGCTGCGTTAAGGACGAAGCGGCCGAGCAAATCGAATTGCTGCGGCAAATCCTAGCCATCATTCCTGAATCGGCTGCCTTAGGCGGTGCGCCGACCGAAGGCAGTAAGCCTATCCTTAAAAGCATCGCCGATCGTGTGGGCAAAGTGGCTAAGGGATCCAGTGACATTCTACAATCGTACTTTAAAGGCGCTTTTGGTGTCATGGGTAAGGTAGTAGAGACAGGTGGCCAACTGGCTCAACCGCTGGCACAAGGTGCGGGCAGCTTGTTAAAGTCAGTCGGTAAACGCCTGACGCAAGGCAAAGCCGAAGCCGAAGCGCTCTATGTCAAAGGACGTGCGAGCATTGCTATCCACATGAGCAAGTTGCGTGCGGGTGAATACATTGATGGGTTGACGGGTGAGACTCTGTGGTCCCTGGAAGATCTGAAGGCCTGCAAAGGCGACATCCAAAACAAAGCAGGCGAAGTGGTCCTGACCGTGGAGGAGTTGGCTAAGGGTTTGTACGACAAACACGGCAAAGGGATCATCATCAAAGCCGCGGGTTTCCTTAAATCCTACTACTCGATGTTGTGGGGTGGCGGTAAGACGTTGTTAGGCTTTATACCCCCAACCGTGAGGGCGGCGACAGGATTTGCCAAAGGGATCTTGATGCGTCAGCAGGACATCTACGTCAAAGGCGAGGGCACGCCGCGCATCCTCGCCAACCTTTTGCAGCGTGGCCATTATCGGTCACAAACCACGGGTAAATCCATCTACACCTACGATGACATTGATGGCTCTATCATTGACCCGGACGATCGGGTCGTGCTGTCCATGGAGGAGTTGGAGAAAGTGGTGGGCAAAGACGGTAAACCTATCCGGTCGCTCACTGAAAAAGGCGTGGAGCTGGTCAAGGCGTATTACGGCGCGTTGTGGGGCGTTACTAAAGGCGTGGGTCGGTTTGTGGGTGGGTTAGCCACCGGCATCAAAGATCGCATTGCAGGTAAAAGCGAGCGTGAGGGTAGTGGCGGTGCTATGGATGAGGAGCAATCTGAGCGTACCTGGACGTACTGGGACGAGCAGTTGGCTATTCTCCGTCGCATCGACACGCGTTTCACCGGAGGTCCTCCTGCCACTGAGGCGGGCTCTGCTGGTCCCATCGGTCCTATGGGCACTAATGCCACGTTGGCATCAGACTCCGATGGTTACACCGCCCCACTGGGTCCACAGGCCCCCTCAGGGCCTGCCACACCCAGGGCCTTAGTGGCGACGCTACCGCCTCGTATCGCGGGAGGCCCATCTGAGCCTGAGGCGGGCGAGACAGCCCCCGTGGGTCCTACAGGGCCTACTGGAACTGATGCCTTGACTTCGCCCGCCCCCGATGTCTATGCCGCCCCACAGGGTCTTAAAGACACTGTGGGGGATGCAGGTGCAGATCAATCGGCCACACTCAGGACCTTGACGTCACCACCTCAGGGCGGCGATGGCACAAGGGGTCCTGGTGTACCCCCCGACTCACTAGGTCCACAGACCCCTTCGGGACTTGCCACACCCAGAGCCTTAGTGTCGCCACCTCAGGGCGGCTACGCCGCCGACACACCGCTTGTAGGTCCTGCAGGGCCCATGAGCCCTAATGCCTCACCGGTCTCAGACCCAGATGATTATACCGCACCACAGAGGTTTATAGGGCCTGCGGGGGATGTAGATGTAGGCCAACCTGCCACACCCAGAGCCTTAGTGTCGCCACCTCAGGGCGGCTACGCCGCCCCACAGGAGCCCGAGGCCTCCAATGAAACCTCCGACGACAAAGAACCGAACCTAGGTGCACCGTCTAAAGCCCCTTCCCAGGGCGACGGAAACCTCCTAGGCGGTGTCGCCGGTAAGCTCACAGGGGCGGTGGGGTCGTTGAAAGACACGTTCTCCAACTACTTCTCCAAATCGGGAGAGAATGAGGAAGAACACAATCGGGACCGTGACCAACAAACCGGCATACTGACCAACCTGACCTCCGCCACGAAAGAACGAGGCGATAAGCTGGACGACCTTCAGCAAAGTCAACTCGACTCTCAGGCCCAAATGACCAAGACGCTGAAAGGTATCGAGGAGAATACGGAAAAGGATGAGCTGCGTGAAGGCGGTTGGCGTGAGAGAATGGCAGCACGTAAAGCCAAAAGCTCAGGCGAGGGTGAGGAGGAAGGTGAAGACGACGAGCCTCAGTTAGGAGAAGCCTCCAAGACCCTAGGGTACGAAAAGAAATCCATGGCGGATGTTTTGTTCGGGCCGTTAGGGGGTATCGTTGAAAAGTTCGGCGAGTACATGGGGGTGTTCAAAGGCGCCATTGCTGGATTAACAGGTTGGATGGCCGCCAAGTTGTTTGGCGGAGCGGCTACGTCGGCTGCGGACGCCGCAGGCGATCTGGCCGGTGGGGGTCCTAGGCGTGGCCGTGGTGTCATGTCTCGTCTATGGGGCGGTGTTAAAAACGTGGCCAAGAAAGGCGCCAGCCTGGCGGTAAGGGCAGCACCGTTGGTGTTACCGGCACTGGCCACAGCAGGCAGCGCCATCGCCACCGGCGCCGTGGCAGTGGGCGGCGCTATCGCCACCGGCGCCGCAGCCGTGGGCAGCGTACTGGCGTCGCCCATCGTACTCACCGCCGCTGCAGTGGCTGTGGTGGCGTACGGCGGGTACAAGTTGTATCAGTACGCCAGCCGCTACACGCCCAAAGTCCTAGACAGGTTGAGGTACGCGCACTACGGGTTAAACATCGACTCCGAGACAAACCGGACGCTGGTGATGTCCCTAGAAGCGTACCTGGACGACAACGTCTCCTGGAACAACGGCACGCCACAGATAACCCCTGACCCGAAGGACGATACTTTAGCAAAAATCCTAGGCCTGACGGGTGAGAATTCAGAGATGGATCCTCAGCTTTCTGGGATGTGGTTCCGAGATCGGTTCTTACCTACATGGGCTGCGCACCGTGCTATACTGCACAACGTCTACGACGATAGAGTGCCACTCAACGAGGTAGACGATCTAGAGCTGCATCAAAAGAAAGCGTTCCTGAGCAGTCTGTCGGGCGCCGTGTCTAACGCGGCGCTGAACATCATGAGTGGTCCTTACAAGGAAAAACCCCTGGAGTTCAACGCAGAGCAAGCCCGTGCCATGCACATGTGGGCGGTGGATGAGCTGGAGAAAGCAAAAGCGCCCGGTGTTAAAATACCGACGCGTGGCGCGACCACCGTGGGCAAAAAGCCTGGGATAGACGATAAAGCCTCGTCCGCTTCGGCCAGTACTTTCCCAGAATACGACGACAACGGCAACATCACCCGCACACCGGGCGGCAATCGAAACGGTATTGTGGGCACACCCCGCAGCAGTGGAGGCGCGTCTGGGTCATCCTGGGGTGGCTTTACAGCGAAAGAGTTAAAAAACTCGACCGCATCCAGTAAAGCCAACACCAAGTACATCCTAAGCATCAAACGCCACAAGCAATCGTCACAATCCACCATCTCAGACGCGGCACTGATTGATAAAGGCACCGGGCACAAAGTACTGGAGTTCAAATTCCTAGAACGCCCAGGACCCGATACCAAAGAACCCAATCAAAGACAGCGCATACCGGAGGGCAGCTACAAACTAAAATGGCAGACTGCCACCGGCATCGCCGGTGTGCGTCCGCATTTACCCGTACCTTGGTTGTACGGCAACGGTGTGTCGGACGATCGATACATTTACATTCATAACGGCAACTATCCTAGTCAAACCGACGGGTGTTTGCTGTGCGGAAAAGACGATGCACCGAACATGGTGACCAGTTCTGTGGACACATTGGAGCGCTTGAAAACCGAGCTGCTGGCGATCGGGATTGAAAACGTCACAGTGGAGGTTTCCTCTGCCTACGCCGGTGGGCAGAAAGCCCCCAAGACCACAGAGCCTGCCATCGCTGAGGCGGCTAAGGCCGGCACCGCCGCCAGTGTGGCGGGTAACGGTGTGGAGTGGTCTGGTGAGCAGACTGCCATGAGAGCCATGGCGTACCAGCCAGGGCTACCTGAGGACGGGCGGGGTGAATCCCCCATCGATAGGCCTGGGAAGGCCTCAGACCGCGAGCAGGAGGCTTTGTCTAGGATCCCCGAGGATTGGGTCACTAAGGAAGACATCGCCACTGTGGACGCCTCACTGGCCGCACAGCACCCCGACAAATCGTCGCGAGAGATCCGTACCCTAAAGGACATAGAGCTCACGCGTCTGACCAACCAGCGGAAGAACGATTGGTTGAGTGAGAACGGTGTGTCAGTGACCGCTGCAAAGGCGGGGGGTGCCGTGGCGGATGCCACGTCAGTCGGTAAACCTAAAGTCCGTAGCTACGGACCTGTTCAGGAAACCATGGCCTCGGCGGTATACCGCCCGGAGGCGCCTGCTTTAGCTGAGAAGCCCAAGCGGGTGATGGCCACGGGTGTGGACGTGGAATCCGATGTTCAGGAGACGCGCGAAGCAGAGCGTCTCGCACAGTCTCAGAACGACCAACGTGAGCAGTCTAACTTGACACAGCGCGTCGATAAAGAACGCCGTCAGCAACGCGAGTCGGTGTCTAGAATCGAATCGGTGTTAGGGGAGCAGCTGAGCACGCAACGTCACATGAGCGACAACCTGGACAAGTTGGTCTTGTTCGCGGAAAGTAAGTTCCAACAAGACACCAACAAATCCCCGGCAGAGTATCTGGTAAAACGAGGATACCGACCCCCACAAGGAAGGAAAGAAGCGTTTAAGCCGATCGTGGATTTGTCAAGTTAGATCCATGAGTTACAAGGTCGTCGTGGGGTGTCAAAACCTCGCGACGGCCTTGATTTTATGATGTTCAACCACAGGAGTTTGAGGACATGGCTTACATCCCCACCAAAGACGTAAATTGGGTACGTCGATCGTTCTTCTTGCCCAAAATGGAGAGGGCGCCGTACGTACTCACCCCTGCCAGTCAAAAGTACACCAACACGTCACTGGGTGGCAACATTGCCATCAACCCCCCACCCCAGTTTTGCGAATTCGCCGACCCCATGGTCGCCGGACGTGGGGGCACAGGCATGGGGCGATACTACAGCGAACACATCGACGACTCCGCGGTGCACTTGCACATACGCGCGGGCGTCCCAAAGTTTAATTCAATGACCAACTTTTTCATAGGGCCTTTAGGTAAACAAGGGTTCTACGATCCAAACATGTCGTATCTGGCCCGTACTGGCCAGGAGCGTGGCGGGTTTTACTCCGCCGGTAAACTGTTCGGGTTTTTATTTACAGCGCCTTTGCAGCCGATCATTTTCATTGGCCGGGCAGTGAAGTTCATTTTCAACGTCAAGCCCTCCAGCCGATGGTACAATCTAAAACCCACCATGCCTTTGTATTGGGGGGCAGTCAATGTGATGGTCAATCAGTTGGCCGTGAACATGAACTTAATACCCCCACTACTGACCATTGAGTCAAAAGGAAAAGAACCGGATTACATGGAAGGCTCTAGTGCAGAGAGTGTTAAAAATGTGATGCACGGACTGGACCCTCGCATCTTTCGCTCAAACGGCTCCATCGATATGTTTGCGGTGGCCACCAAAGCTCAGCGCTTACACGACGCTGCTCGCAAGAAGTTTGAAAAAGACGTTGAGGCCATTGCCGATCGGGACTCTGTCATCAGCATGTTGGACGAGTATGTAGGTACGGCGCCTGCGTACATGTACAGCTCTGAGGACGGCGGACAGACCAGCGGCGTCCGACCCCCGCAACTGGAGCCGTCACCCGGGGACAACACCTTAGAAGCGTATCTGGATCGGTACCTCAACAGCACAGAGGGCAAAGGCAAAGAGGTATCCGCAGAGGCCGCTCAAGATGACCAGGGTCGGTCGATCAAAGCCAATGACGATGGCAGTGGGTCGGCCAACACCCCCTCGGATCCCGAGGAGAAGAAATCCTGGGCCTCGGATGCGTTCAGTAGTTTTTGGGAAGGCACCAACGATGCCGCCGAGTTTGTGACCTTCAATGTACGCTCCAAAGACTCCGTTAGCGAGTCAGTCAGCAACTCCGCCGGCGAATCGGAGCTGGCGCAGACTCTGAACAACATGAACTCGTCGGGTCGTACTCGAAACTTCGCGTTTGCCGGAGGCAACGTGGGCGACAACGCCGCAATAAACGCGTTAGAGGGCGTGGGCAATGCGTTGAAAGACTTTGCGGTGGGAACAGCGGACGCGGTGGGTCTATCGGGATTAGCGGCGTTCAATGGCGCGGCATTTGTGGACATACCTAAGTACTGGCAAGATTCGTCGGTGACGTTTCCTCGCATGAGTTACAAGATGGAGCTGCGCTCCCCTTACGGTCATCCGGTTGCCAGGATGCAGTACGAGATGATCCCTATGCTCATGCTGCTGGCCATGGCGTTACCCAGATCGACGGGCAAACAATCCTACACCAGTCCGTTTCTGGTCGAGGCGTATTGCCAAGGTCGAGGTCAAGTCCGCATAGGGCTAATCGACTCCGTCACCATCACCCGTGGGGTGGGTAACATGCCCTGGTCTAAAAAAGGGGAGCCTCGGGGCATTGACGTGGATTTTAGCATCATGGATTTGTCGTCCATTATGTCCATGCCGTTGAACTCTAATCAGGATCTGTTTGACGATGAAAACGCATACACCGATTACATGGCCACGTTGGGAGGGTTGAGTCTGGCCGATCAGATCTACTCCCTGCGCAAGCTGAACATCGATATGACGCGAGCGTTGTCGCAGGCTAAGTTAGACTTCACCGCCTCTAAAATAGGCGTCACAGCCTCCAGTGGCACTATAGGCCGGCTGATCAGTGCGTTTCGTCCAGGCGTGTTTTACCAATAGACGGCATAGCAGGAGGGCACTGTGCCCTCCTGCTCCTATGCTGTTGCGTCAATAACCGCGTACGGGTACGAGGCTTTAGCGTGCTTACGCCGACCCTGTGGGTAGTACTCTTTAGCCACGGCGATGTTGGCCCGGCGCTGTCGATCGGTGCCCATGACTTGCTCTGCATCGGGGGACAGTTTACGATGAATCTGTGCATCGGGTATCCACACGCCGTCCCGGTTATAATACCCCCAGTTAGGATCAAACTGGGTCAAAGTCTCATCCATCTGCTGATACAACACCGGATCGTCGTCCAGCGTCACGGGACGCTTACCGTTAGGCGCCTTCGCATCCGCGATGCTTTTAGGTCGGCGGTAGTTGGTCAGCACCGTGGGGACGATCTCTAGGTCGTCGCCTTCGATCTCTTCAGGCCCAACATTCTCCAGTAGGTTAGCCAGACCGTGCATCTGACCTTTCTTAGCGAATCCAGAGCCTGCTTGGCGAATCAGTTCTTTACGGAGTTTTTGGGATTTGGCTCGCTTGATCAGTTCACTGATGCACTCCACGATGTCGATATCCAACGACAAATCAAACAAGGCTTTTGTGGCATTGCTAATTTTACCGCTCTCTTCCAACAGCCCACAAATGAAGCTGTCACCCATGACGTTGGCAAACACTTTTAACCCCGCCTTGACTTTGACATCGCCGTTTTCATCCAGCCCAAACTCACCCGCGGGTGTAATAACCGTAGAACCTAGCGACTTGTTGGCTAAGACGTACCCGTCATCCACGTTGGCCTCTTTTAAGGCCTTCTTGACCGCCGCACGCTCTTCGTCTGTAAGGCCGGCCATGGGGTTGGCCGTCTCGCCGGCCATCTTACCCAGCTCATTTAAAGAGTCCTCAGCCGCCGCATCCTTTGCCGCCTCAACCGCCTTATCGTTCACCGCCTCTTTCTTTTTCTTTGCTAAGGCTTTGTCGTCCATGACCTCAGACTTCTTAGGCGGCTCACCTGAGGCGTTCTCAGTCTCGGGCGTTTCGTAAGAATCCACCGCTTTGTTGTACGCATCCACCGTGGCCATTTCATCATCAGGCCCCATTTCAAATAAAGACTTAGCCACTTTCATGACGCATACTCCCCTCAAACAAAAAAATAAGACCGCTATAGCATCACTCACCGACCCACAGGGGATCGGTGAGTGACATCGTCATCGGTTGTAACGTACCGTACTTAGCATGTACCGTTCTTTATCGGTCATGTTCTCACGCAAACGCACCCGACAGTACTCCAAGTGTTCCATGATCCACCGGCCGCTGGGTGAGACGACCTTAGGGTTGTCCACGTTGCCCCAGTAGTAGTAGTGCACCAGAGGCAGTGTTGACTGAGCTAACTCCACTCGCAACCATGGGTGGGCTGCAAAGCGAGCATCCAACGCCACACGGATGTGATGTTGAAACGTCGCCTCGTCGATCATGACCCGTGGGTAACTGCGCCCCAGCTGCTTGGCTTGTATCCCTGACACATCACGCAATTCATCGTGCAAAAACCCAGTAGAGACATAATACCAATACCCCTCCACCGAAGAGAACCACCCGTGCAAAGGGTGGTCAAACGACAGCTTAGAGAAATTGGACAAAGCCCGGCCTAGACGGGACGCGCCACGGCTGTACACGTTTAAGTGGGTGTGGCCGTCTTCTTTAGGGTCGTATTTGTTACTCATGTGACCGCCTTCTTATGCTTCAAATGGGTTTTGTATTGCAGTCTGTGCCGAGTTTCTACGTAGGTCAGTCGCCACGTCAAGTACACCTCGAAACTGACGATCTTCGGACGAAGAAACATCAAACATCGATGATAGTTGATCCACGATAAAGTACGACTACGGAAGTACTTGAGTACGTTGCCTTTGGTGCTGGCGCGTTTTTCAGCGTCTTTGGACACTCCGTTGCGGGGGTCGTGGCAGTAGGCCTCAGCCAGGAGCTGCCGTTCGTCTTCGGTTATCCCCAGAGGGTCTTCTATGTTCTTGTACCACTTGGCCAACACGCGACTGCCGCTTTCACCGGTTAAGTCTGAGGGAACCACGACTTCAGAGGAGTGCGTTGTGCCCGCCAGTCGTATCAGGGGGTGATCGTCGCCAAACGCCAAAGAGACGCTAAAGCACATCTTCTCAGGGCGAAGAAATGCCAACCCCCGAAGAAACGTCCGAATCGTCATGTCGTTGTCGTTCAACGAGGCGTTCATATTCGATCGTAGGGACGATCGTTTGCGCGTGTCACCACGGGCCTCCAGCGTGGGGTCGTCCATGTATCGACTCATCAGTCGATCCCAGGCGGCCGGGCCTACATTACGTTCGATCAGTATCTTACGAAACATGGCCGACAATATACCTGGGACAGCCCCGACACCTCTATCGGTATCGTTTAACAGTCCGTTGATGTTGCTCATACTTAGCCTCTACGTCGAATAGAGCGGTCTCGATGACCACCAAGTCATCGGTCAGGCCTTTCGTCATACGACGATAGTAATCCTGCGTGCTTGGGGTAGTGTGGGTTAATGCCGTGAGAATCATCTGATGCTTACTCATCAGGATGGGCCAGGCGTCTGCAGGTCGTATGTGGTAGTCTTTGTCAGCGAACCACAGCTCCATGTCAGTGGGTTTTCGTCCGCCAGTCATAGGGTGGGTCGCCCTGTCAAACTCACCGTCTTCTTGAATCACACAGAGGGCCTCGTCAGCCTTAGTAAACCAATGCTGCACATTACTATGAAACGTACGGGCCGCTACGTATTGAGCGTGCGACGCCCGATAAGACGACAAAGTCTGCTTCGTGATACGGCCGGACGGTGCTCCGAACAGCCGACGAAGCCAGCGCGGGAACATAGGCATGACTCCTTTATGTGTGAGTGTGATCTCGATCACTTTGATAATGTCTACTTAAAAGTTTTTGGAACAAAGGGGTTCTTACGATGGACGATCAGTTTTTAAACACCACATTGACGTACACCGACGCCCGACGCCGGCGTATGATCGATAAGATCGAAGCAGATAATGAAGGGGTCATTCCCACCGACCCGGACTCAGCCCGGATCTACCTAAAGGCACTGTCGGACATGGACGGCGCGGCGGTTTCACACGCCCGTGTGAAGACGGAGGAGAAAGCCACGGACAACGATGCAGCCGTAGCGGAGATCATCCGGGACGTCGTGCGCAAACTTGATGGCCGTAATCCGTACCGATCGGACACCGTGGTCGAGGGTCGAGTACCGCCCCAGCTGTCCGCTGACATAGAAGCCAGCATCGTCATAGATGAAAGCCTACTCGAAACCGGTAAAGTGCAAGAGTCTGTTGAGGAATTCAACAAACGACTTGGGTTAGAAGACGATTAGAGCAACTGTGTGTACTCTGAGATCGGTAAGAACCCCAACATCAGGTGCGCACTCATGTACAACTCCCATTGAGCAAAGGCCTCTTCCCGATGGGAGAGGCCTAGCTCCTTTATGTCCGCATCGGTGGGCAACCGGTTGCAGTACAGTGAAGGGGCGTTGATAGGGAACGACGGTATGGGGTGTTCTTCCAGTGCAGTGTGGTTTGCGGTTAACCACCGGTCTAAGTCATACAGGGCATAATAGTGATACGAGACCATTAAGGTCTCGGGCGTCAATGCCTCTGGGGATAAATAGACCATCTCTACAATAAAGTCTTTAGAGATTACATCCTTGACCGACTCTTTGTACGCCTGACGTACCTCGTCTTCTAATTTGTACGGGTAGGTATTCACAACGACTTTTAAGTCGGTCATAAAGCCTTGCTTAGATCGCACTGCCATGAGGTTGTACGTCATGGCCTTTAGGCGCACCATCATGGATGAGGCCAAGGAACACTTCAACACCTCAATGTCCCGTGACGCCCACCAGTCCCTATAGTCTTCGGGTGTGACGTTGTCACACAACTCCCATAAATTGTCAGTCAGACGGCCACGATAGGCGTCCATGTCCATCGCTGCGGCGTCTTTTGCGCGGTGGTGTATCAGACACCCTAGACGCGTGTCTAGCAACGCGTCTAGGTCAATTAACAGATGCTGGCGGGTAATCATTCACAGACCTTCATAGGTTGTTGTTCAGGTGCATCCCCTTTAGGAATGTGCGCAGCGTACTGATGGATCGTACCTCACCCGTATCGGGTATGGCGTCCATGTCGACCTCGCCCGTCTCTGCAATCATCTGCTCCATGAGGCGATACGCCTCCTCATCACCGCCACGGAACTTGACGAACTCCCGGATAGACTGCTCGGCGCCCTGGGCGTAGAGCATCTGCACCTGAGGAAAACTGATGCGGGAGCCTTTAGACGCCCCTGTGGCCTGCCCTGTCAAATCGTCGATGCGTTTGTTATCCTCAGCCACCGAGATCTTTTTGGTCAACGACTGCTCTTGACGTCGCAGCGGTACGTCGATCACCATGTAAGGGATAGGGGTCAGATACCGGTTACCTTCCCCATCGGACAACTCAATGTGATGAAAGACTTTGCGTTTGTACTTATCCAACAACGCGAGATTGCGTTCTATTTGCAAACCCTCCCCTATGGCGTTAGGGACAGTAATGTGGAGTCGCCCACCGTCTCGCAGGTAGCGCATGAACGTATCAAACGCTTTATCGCTCATGGCCTCAAAGCGCTCCGTGTAATACGCTTTGTTACCCCCTTTGGGTAGGATCTCCTCGACGGCCTTAACAATAAACGCTTCAACTTTTTTACGGTTGCTCACAGCTATTACCTCTTAGTAAGTACTGCCCCAGTCGTGAGACAACGTTTTGAACGTGATAGGATGGCGTTCTAACAACGGCATCACTTTGAATTGAAAGATGTCTAGGATGACCGCCGTGTCGTTCGTGGGCACCAAGTGCCCACGTATCCGCCGGACAGTCTCGGTGTTCAGTACCGCAAGCTCCAGCGACCAAAACCGACAGGCGCAGGCGGCTTCGTTTTCCAACCTGTTGTGCGTGGCGCGCATATACGTCAACCACCGCCGTGCGTAAGCCTCGTCCCATTGAGAGAGGCGGTCATACATCTCGTCAAAGATAGCGTTCATAGTTATCGTAACCCTGCAGTGGTGTCAGACAGGGTTAAATCCCCATCCGAGTTATTTCTTTTTAGTCAGCCAGTACGGCGTGTACAGACCCTTTCTCATACGCAGCAAATCCATTGTTGACAAAAACGGCTTTACACCTGCAACATCCCATTCTATCGGCAGCCAATAGTCCCGGGTGTCCAGTAACACCCCCCAATCGTAACCGAGTTTTTTGATGTCCTCATACAGTTCCTTGGGCGTGCAGAGCAATTCCCGATCAAAACCAATGCCCACCTGGTCCATGTAGCACATTTCTGTGGAGATGTGCATGGCCCGGCGCAGGGCGTGTGATTCATCCACTTTATCGCGTACGGTCGTACGGGAGAGTTTCTCCTCGGGCACCAGGTCCAGATAGTAGTTCTGATCGTTGCCGCCTATGCCGTACTTCTTGTTCTTACGCAGGAACACAAACTCGCTCATCGCAGGCAATAAGCCTTCGTTCTGAGACATGAGCAGCGAGAAGGAGAATCCTGTGGGGCCTGATTTACCCCGTGTGTTGTACACCTCGACCTGTTGCAGCTCTGGGGAATGCTCAAAGTCACCCCCACGCTTGGTTGGGAACTCAGGGCCTTTAGTAGAGGCGTTCTTTAACACTTTCATGGTAAAGATGTAATACACATCGTTTGGTAGAAAGTTGAACTGATTCGGCACACGTTTAAACTTAGCGTTGCCTTTCAAGAACAGCAGCTTCTTTGGGGTAATGGCGTAGGGATCCAGTTGGTGTTCTTCGCCCACGTGCGCGGTGGCAATCACAAACACACCCGATGCTGCGGTCTTAGACGGCAGTTGGCGCACCATGTGGGACTTGGCCTTCATCTCAATCATGGCTTCCATGTTGAGGTTCTTATGGCCGATCTCATTGGCGTCCATGAGTTTCTCGAGGTTCTCAATAGAGAACTCGGTCAGGGAGTCGATGGTGACCACGTCCGGCTTAGGGACTTTGTAGTGCTTGCCGTCTTTGTTTAAAAACGGAATAGAGATATACTTCTTGGTGTCGGTGACTTTGGACGCCATTTCATCTTTAAGATCCGACCACCAGTTTTCACCGTAGTAATCCAGCTTGTTGTACGCACTGATCAGTCCGGAGTTGACCATCTCACTGATGTCTTGATCTTTCATCCACACGGTGTGACGCTTCAGGTCGCCCAGTCGGGACACATCAAACGTCGTCTCCGTATCGTACGCCTGGGACGTAGTGCCTTGATACTCTTCATCCTCCACAGGCAACCCACCCGGCATCCTGTACCGATCCGTCACGGTCAGATTAAAGAAGTGCGCCAGACCTGATTTAAAGTGGTTAGGGGGGCCACCTATACCAGTGAAAGGCGCCAGACCCCCGTTGAGGATAAACTCGCCACGAGAACCCTCTACCCAACGTCCCGACATGATATCGAACAGGCAACCAACGTTCATGCGTGGGCGGAAAGACATTCCGCCGGTTTTCTTCATCTTCATGTTAAACTCCTCGGGACTCAATGGGTATACCGCCACAGAGTGCGGTGGGGGTTAGTTATGTACATGGGTCGGGTGCAACGGTGCTTTCCCCTCTCGACCACACCATCATCGCCAGGTTGGCGACGTCAACCGGGTCGCCTTTGTCGATGTGATCTATCAGCATGGCATGCAGCTGAGCTTCAGTGCGGGGAGCGTCAAATTCTAAACTGTCCATAGTGACACGCCTTGGGTGTTGCTTCAAATGCCTCATCTTATAGCGCAAATCGTTGCTTTTTAAGAGACCCCACCACAGGTGCTTTGTATGATCCCTTTAAATCCTTCTTTTGAGTCTATGAGCACCCATCACAATGTGGTGTCCTTGGCTGCCCGGGTTGGCACAACCGGTGCGTTGCTCACCGAGTCCCTGCCAGGCTTTGTGGCCTCCGTCCAATCGTTTTTTCAGAATATGGTTAAGTCGTCACCCGATTTTCATGTAATCGAGCAAAAACTGTTCTCACACAAACTCACCGCCAGTAAGATCCAGTACACGGACATGGCTAAGGTGACTCTGTACGTTCCCAGCGGACTGTCCGTGTCGTACCTGGAGTGGATGAAGGTCATGGACGACTGTTCACAAACCACGCTGACGCTAGAGACGCGGGTTCTGGATCCGTTCCTAACCTGGGTGGGGTTACTGACGTCTGACGACTCCCGTTTCACCAACCGTCGGGTTAAAGACGGCCTAGCCGACATCGACTTTGCAGATCTGGATCGTTTAAAGAAATCCATAGGTCAGTGCTTTGACCGCAGAGTCAAAGATGAGCGCCCTTACGGCGAACTTTTAGATCGCAACAAAGACTGGGACACCGTAATAGAAGAATCCAATCTCCTGACTGAGCGCACCGCGCGCATCAGACCCAGCGTGATCTACGAGAAAACCCAGCAGCTTAGCCACTATCTGGAAACCCTGGCTACCCACCTGTCGGACCCGGACACCGTGGATAAATTCAACAACGAGTACAAGAAACTCTTTAACCGAGACATCGTGTCGGCTCTGGCGGACATGACGTATAAAGTTGCTCAAGAAGTTGAGTTCTTTTCAGTGTACGTGTATTACCTGGAATCCACCGCCCAGGCAATAGAAGACTCCATGGTTAAGATCAAAAAAGTGGCCAAGCTTTAAACAGCATAGATGCAGGAGGGCACTGTGCCCTCCTGCTATGCCGTCTACGGGTTAGCCGGTTGTACCAGGTTGTTGTCTAGCAACAGCTGCTCCATACGTTGGAGTTTAGCATTCAATCGTGTGTTAGCCGCTTGTGCATCGGCCAGGCGTGTGTACACATCCTTACGGATCTCCACTGCGGCCTGACGTGCCGTTTCTATGTTGGTTTGTTCGGCCTCGTTCAGACCGTCGGTATGCTCCAGTTTGAGCAGCCGCACTTCAGGGCGGTACCCTAACAACCCCAAACACTGAGCACCAATGGCCTCAGTGACATGAGACAACCCCAGGGTGTCTGGCAATGGCCCTAAATCCACAGAGAGCAACACCAGCGACGTTACGGACCCCAACCGATTAGGCAAAGAGGCAATGAACGTATCCGGTACCACGATAGAGGCACCGATGGCCGACAAGGTCACCAGGTACGCCTCAGACCGTCTGTCGGTCTGATAGGTTTCGTAAGAGACCCCGTACGGCTCGTAGTACCGCTCAAACACCCCCACACCCTGAGTCTCGGCGTCTTTAAACGACCTTAAAGCACGGCACGTGTACAGTGTGTTGGGTTTCAGTGTGTAAGGCGCTGTTAAGGTGTAGCTGCCCGCCAGCCCTAATGTAGGCGTTAACCGAATGGCCATCTTCTGAATCTCCTATCA